TTAGCCTGAAACGTCAACGTCTTTCTCCTTTACCTGACGTAAAGTTCGGCTGATGTGACTGGCGATGCGTTCGCCCTCGGCTGTCAGTCGGACGATCTTGCGTCGCTGATCATCTTCATCGGTTTCGAGCTTGATCCAGCCCAACCCGTCAGGGTCACGCTTGGTCGGCTCCATGAGCAGTTGATAGGAGCGGCCGATGGACTGGCCGAAGATCGGCTCGCCGGTGTCATCGTCCCCCGCGATCTCCTTGAGGTCGCTAATGATGATCGACTTACCGAGGCTGTTGGCTTCGACGATCAGGGCGAATGCGTAGAACTGGCGCAGGGATGTGCGCGGCGGAATCTTCGCAGCGACGAAGCCGAGCACGTTGGAGAACGCCATAAAAACACCAGCACCCTCCTTGATCCGGCTTGGCGCGATCAGGTCTGAATCGGTGACGACCGAGCCTTGGATTTGTTCGGAAGATTTGCGGCGACGAGGCATGGTTGGCGGTCCTTTGACGGGTTTGCCAAACGGCTGCTCTGAGTCACCGATCTCTTCAATGGAAAAGAGCGTGAGAATTTTCTGCCTCCTATGCTGATGGCGAAACCCTCTGTGGCACAGCACAACATATTAGTCAACGCAAAGATTATACATACATGCTTATAGCCGCCTTTTAGCCCTGCGTCGGCTGGCTAAATAGAAGGTGCGAACCGAAACATTCAGAGACAAACTGGCGCGTCAAATCGCGCTCGAAGACGAGAGCCGCGCCCTTGGCGCCAGCCGCTACCGCGCCCGCCGCCCTCTGCCTTGGCGCAATGAACCGAGCAGCACCGACGAAGAGGGCGAACTGCCGCCCGGTCGCGCACTCCTGCGTCTGGCGGTTCAGCCCACCGCCGAAGCCATCCGTTCATTCTGTGAGATCGTAAACAAAGGTGGCGGCGCCCGGACGCCTGAAGCCGCCCTCGTCCTGTCCAGCGTCGGACCCGAAGAAGCCGCCTACCTGACCGGCCGCGTGATCCTGTCAGCCGCCGCCGAAGGCAAGAAGCTGACGGCCACGGCCATTGCTGTCGCAGACGCCATCATTGAACACGGTCAGATGGAGCGGCTTCGCCGCGCGCGCGCCGATGTCTTCAAGGGCGTTGTCCGCCGGGTCGCCACTGGCGTCCGCAGCGCAAAAATGCGCCGCAAGATTCAGAACGTCATGGTCGAACACGGCGTGGATCATGAGGTGCCGCTGGCCACCCGTATCCGCACCGGCGTCAAAGCCATCGAGCTTTTCTGCGACAGCACCGGCCTGTTCGTCATCGAGAGCCAAGGTCATCGAACCAAGTATGTGCGCCCCACCGAGGCGGTCCACCGCTGGCTGGAGCAGCAACACGCTCGATGCGAACTGCTGGAGCCGATCTGTCTCCCGATGATCATCCCGCCGCGTCGATGGAGCAGTCCGTTCAAGGGCGGCTACGTCACGAAAGTCCCCGGCAACCGTCTCGTAAAACAGGCCAATGCGGCTTACCACGACCAGCTTCGCGATCAGGTTATGCCCGCCGTTTACGATGCGGTGAACGCGATCCAAGAGACGGCGTGGAAGATCAATGGTCCGGTCCTCGCCGTCATGCGTGAGATTTGGGACCACGGCGGCGTTCTCGGCGATCTCCCCGCCCGTAATCCGCACCCGATTCCACCGCGCCCGGCCGACTACGAAAGCAACGAGGAGGTCGCCAACCGCTGGAAGCGCGAAGCCTCGGACATCCACAATCTCAACGCAAAGAACGTCAGCAAGCGGCTGGCGATCAGCCAACGCCTGTGGGTTGCTCAAAAGTTCGCGAACGAGGAAGCAATCTATTTTCCTCACAGCCTCGATTTCCGAGGTCGCGTTTATCCGCTGGCCACCGGCGGTCCACACCCGCAGGGCGATGATGTCGCCAAGGCCCTGCTGACCTTCGCCAAGGGCGAGCCGATCACCCACGCTGGCGCACACTGGCTGGCGGTTCACCTCGCCGGATTGTTCGGGATCGACAAGGTTCCGTTCGAAGAACGGGTCGATTGGGTCATGGCCCGTGAACACCTGATCCTCGACAGCGCAGACGATCCGCTCGACGGCCAGCGGTTCTGGGCCACGGCCGACAGTCCGTTCATGGCCCTCGCAGCCTGTCTGGAATGGGCGGGCTACGTCCGCGAAGGCGAAGGCTTCATCAGCCACCTGCCGGTCAGCCTCGACGGTTCGAACTCAGGCCTTCAGCATTTCTCGGCCCTGCTGCGCGATCCCATCGGCGCCAAGGCGGTCAACCTCACGCCTAACGACCGACCGCAGGACATCTACAACGATGTCGCCGAAGCCGTTCAGGCCAAGGTCAACGACAGCTACGCCCCCGAGGCCACGGCATGGAAGGGCAACAAGGTCACGCGCAAGATCACCAAGCGGCCGGTCATGACGTTCACCTACTCGGCCACGAAATACGGCTACTGCGATCAAATCCTACAGACGCTCGCCGAGATCGACGCCGCAGGGACCAAGCACCTCGACGCCGACAACTACGTCGCCGCCCGCTACATGGCGGCCGAGATTTGGGACACCGTTCAAGAGACGGTCGTAGCCGCTTCGACCGCGATGGACTGGCTGCGATCCGTAGCGACGATCATGACCAAGGCGGGTCTCGCGCTGCGCTGGACCACGCCAACGGGTCTGCCGATCCTTCAAAGCTATTTCAGCCGCAAGACCGGCCGTGTCGTGGTCAATTATCGGGGCCAGCGCATCCGCCTCGATGTGAGGATCGATCAGCGAAAGCTCGACTCCAAGCGTCAGGCGAACGGCATCAGCCCCAACTTCATCCACTCGATGGACGCCAGCCATTTGATGGCGGTGGCGAACCGCTGCCATGACCATGGCATCCGCTCCCTCGCGGTCGTCCATGACAGCTTTGGGGTCCATGCGGCTCGCGCTTTCGAACTGCGCGACATCCTCCGTTCCACCTTCTGCGAACTCTACCAAACCAACTGGCTCGAAGTTCTTCGTGACGAACTGGCCGCGCAGCTTCCTCCCGAGGTCGCCGCCTCCCTCCCTGCCCTGCCGCCCATGGGCGATCTGGACATCGAGGAGGTCAGACGCAGCGAGTATCTGTTCTCGTGAGCCCGCTATTGAACAATCAACCCTCGCCCATGAATCCTTTCCCATCCATCCGAGATCGCGTTCGCACTGAATCGACGGTCGCCGTCCTTCGCGAACCGGCCTTCATCCTCCTGTCGCGTATCCAAGACCTGAACCCTTCTGATCAGGTCCGCGCCTTGTTTCTTACCGCCTGTGTGATCGCCGAAGCCGTGGCCTTGGACCCGCATGAGGAGATCGAGCGCGCCAAACGCATCATGCGCCCTGCCGAGGCGCCCTATACCGCGCACATCCAAGCCATAAGGGATTACGCAGAGAACGAACTGCGCCGCGTTTGATGAACCCTGACCCCCACATCGTCGTGGCCTTCGCGCAGCTTCTTCAGTCCGAAGCCGCCCACTTCATTTTGCCAAGAGACCTGAGCGAACAAGCTTCGGCGTGGCTGTTATCCCAAGGCATCGAGCACGAAGCCAACGACCTCTACATCATGGGCCGACAGCATTTCGGCGGGTCAGTGATCTCGATTGCGGATGAATATGGCGCCTTCTGCTTCCGCATGTGGGGCGACGATACGGTCATTGGGCCGGTGGCTTTTTCCTCTTCGACTCCGCACAGCATTTTGGGCCGCAGTAAACTCGCAGTTTGCCCTTCTGTTCGTAAGTGAAAACGACAGCACAGTTCCGACAGACGCCGGTCGTTGGAGCATCCGCGTAGGGCTCCAGCAATTCCTCAATCTTGGCCGCCCAGCGACCTTCACACTTAAGCATTAGCCATCTTAACGCAAAGGATGGCTCAAAACCATTTTTATATAAGGCCCATCGTCATGAACGCCATCCGCGATCTTATTATCCCGCGTCTCAAAGAACGCTCCACCTACCTCGGCCTCGTCGGCATCCTGACCGCCTTCGGCGTTGTCATCGAACCGACCTATGTCGAAGTCGCCATCGCCTTTGGCTCCGCAATCGCTGGCCTGATCGGGGTCGTCTGGCCCGACACCTCGGCCAAGTGAACCGACATCAGCCAACCGGCCACGGGAGCCGCGACACCTTCCCGATTTCCATCCCGGCTCTGCTGGATTGGCTGGACCGCGCTTGCCCCGAACTGTCGCCCACGCCGGGCCAGACCCTCGAAGAGGTCATGTTCGACGCCGGGCGTCGCGACATGGTTCGCTTCATTCGTCGCGAGTTCGAACGGTCACTCCAGCGTCCCGACATCAAGGAGGGCTGAACCATCTGCCTCGTGAAGAAACCCAAGGTCGCCGTAGCCGCGACCGAGAAAGAAGCTGCGATCCTTCGCAATCCATATTTGGACGGTCTTGATCCGATCCTCCGGGCTCGCACCGGCGGCGTGAAAGCTCTCACTATTCGCCGCGATCAAACGCCGAGTCCGAACCCACTGATTGCGCCACCCGCGCCTTTCATCCCGCCGGTCAATCAGCCCGTTTCAGGCGGTGGCGGCGGTGGGAAACCCATAGGCCAAGGCAACCTGTCCGACCAAGATTACGAACGCGCCGTCCGAGCCTCGCACATGCCCGGCATGATCGGAATCTACGGCCGCGCCACCCTTTCGAAAGCACAAAAATAACGCATGAAGAACGCAGCATCGCGCTTCAGCGCGATGTCTGCCGCCCGCTCGTCCGTTCTGGATAAGGCGCGTGAAGCCTCGCGCCTCACAATTCCCGGCATGATCCCATCGCCGGGTCAGAACGAACACTACACGCCGAGCCAACCCTATCAGTCAGTCGGCGCCCATGGCGTTCGCACCTTGGGTTCGCGGCTTCTCTCGACCCTGTTCCCGACGTCGGTTCCATTTTTCAGGCTGGAACTGGACGCCTTCGCCGCCGCCAACGTCCAAGCCGACAAGGCTAAGACGGACTCCCTGCTCTCGCAGGTCTCGGAATCCACCGCCTCGCTGATGGAAGACCTTCGGGTTCGACCGGCGATGGCCGAGGCGATGCGCCATCTGATCGTGGCCGGAAACATCGTCATCCATTTCCCGCTGGACCGTGCGCCGAAACTCTATCGCCTCGACCAGTTTGTCTTGAAGCGAAACGCCGAGGGCGAATGGGTCGAGATCATCATTCAAGAGAAGGTCTATCCTTCGACCCTCTCCGAGGCTGTTCGCACCCAACTCGGCCTGAAGATCGACTCCGATAAATCCGAACAGCAGATCGACATCTACACGGTCGTGGTCCGCAGGGGCGACACTGTGGAGGAGCATCAGGAGATCGATGGCAAGGTCATCGAATCGACCAAGGGCCAATCCCCCGCGAGTAAGTCGGGCTGGCTGGCCCCGCGTTGGCTGGCCGTGCCGGGCAGCGACTACGGCCGCAGCCTGATCACCGAATATCTCGGCGACCTCCTGTCGCTGGAAGACCTCAACCAATCCATCGTTCAGTTCGCGGCGGTCGCCTCGCGCATCATCAACCTCGTCGATCCCAACTCGACGCTGGACGTGGCCGAACTCGCCAAGGCGCAGAGCGGCGACTACCTCTATGGCCGCGAGTCAGACGTGTCCTCGGTCGGACTGAACAAGTCGCAGGACTTCGGCGTCATGTCGTCGGTGGCCGAACGCATCGAAGAGCGCGTCTCGCGCGCCTTCCTGATCCAGAACTTCAGACAGGCCGAGCGCGTCACCGCCGAAGAAATCCGCGCGCAGTCGGAAGAGCTTGAAACCGTCCTCGGCGGCACCTTCTCGGTGCTGGCTTCGGAACTCCAAGAGCCGATTGCCAACCGCTATCTCTACATCGCTGAACGCCGAAACCTGATCCCGCCGATCCCGCCGGGCATCAAGCCGAAGGTCATCACAGGTTTGGCCGCGCTTGGTCGCGCTGCCGAAGTGAACCGCCTTCGGACCTTCATCGGTGATGCTTCGGCCATGCTGTCGAACCCGGCCGTCACGCAGCACTTCAATGTCGCCACCCTGCTCACCCGCCTCGGCGTCGAGCACGGGGTTCTGGGCCTCGGCGACTTGCTCAAGTCGGACGAACAGAAAGCCGAAGAGCAACAACAAGCCATGATGGCGCAAGCCACCCAAGCCGCAGCCCCCGGCTTCATGGACGCCGCAATGAAAGCCGCGTCTGAAAACCCTGAATAAGGAACTGAATGACCATCCAAACTGAGGCCACAGAGGCCGCTCCAGATTACTCCTCGCTTCCCGCCACCGCGTTTCCAGAGGGCGCAGACCCCTCGACCTACAAGGACTCGCTGACGTCGCCGCAGACCCCGGCCAAGGCCGAACGCCCCGACCACATTCCAGAGAAATTCTGGGATGCGGAGGCGGGCGCCATTCGCGCCGAGGACATGGCGAAATCCTATGCGGAACTGGAAGCCAAGCTTCGTGGTCCGAAGCCGGAAGAGGCGCCCAAGGCCGACAGCCTCACCATCGAGAAAGCTGAAGGCGAGACCGAAGGCGAGGCTCAAGCCAATCCGCTGACCACGGCCTTTGAAACCTTCGCCAACATCTACGAAGAGACCAAGGGTCAACCGCCTGAAGAGGCCATCGCGGAGATCGTGAAGCTGGGTGTTCCACAGGACATCGTGGCCAACTATCTGGCCGGTCTGGAAGCCATGGCGCGTGAGTCATTCCACAACGCATATGCGGTCGCCGGTGGCGAAGAGGCGTTCAACGCTGCGTCCCATTGGGCCAGCCAGAACCTCTCCGAAGACGAGATCGCCAGCTACAACACCCTCGTCTCCAACCAGACGACCGCCAAGCAGGGCGTCGAATGGCTGATGGCGAAATATAAATCGGCCACCCCGACCGAAGGCTCGTTCATTCAAGCCGAGCCGGGCGCCGCAGTCGGTGACGTGTTCCGCTCCAAGGCGGAAATGGTCACGGCGATGAAGTCCGACCTCTATCTGAACGACCGCGCCTATCAGCGTGAAGTCGCAGAGAAGGTCGCTCGCTCGAAGCAAGCCGGGACGATCTAACCGGCTCTTTCAAGCTCCCTAAGACCCTGCCCGCCGATCATTTGGGATCGGACGGCAAGGCCGCACAGTTCGCAGCGCACCCGTGAACTGACCGCCCGCGGGCGGGCGGCCGGTGAAAGCCCGGCCCAACCCTTTCTCCCAAATTCAAAGCGGAACACTCCGGTGCGATGAGGCCGGGGCGCGCCCGCACAACCTCGCCGCCAGCGGACTCCGATTGATCGACGGGAGCCAAAAACTCTCTCTCAATCAAGGAGCCTAATGGCTAACTCTATTCCTTCGAATCCCGGCTTTAAGGCCGGTGGAACCGCTGGCAACACGGACCTGTTGCTCGAACTTTTCGGCGGCGAAATCCAAGCCGCTTACGAACGCCTGACCGTCATGCGCGACAAGCACCGCGTCTTCAAACTGGAGAACGGCAAGTCGCTGCGCTTCCCGCGCGTCGGCCGCGCAACCGCGTCCTATCACACGCCGGGCACTGAAATCCTCGGCAAGCAGATCGACCACGATGAGATCGTCCTGACCACGGACGACAAGCTGATCGCCGATGTGTTCGTCGCCGACATCCACGAAATCCTGAACCACTTCGATGTGCGTTCGGAATACACCCGCCAACTGTCCGAAGCTCTCGCCGTTCAATACGACCAGAATGTCATGCGCGCCGTCATCAAGGCCGCTCGCACCAACGACCTGCTGGGCGGTCCGGTCTCGGCTCCGGTCCAAGTCGCTGGCGTGGACGCCGACGCGACCAAGCTGTTCGCCGCGATCAGCAAAGCCAAGGAAACTCTCGACAACAACTTCGTCCGCGTGGACCAAGTGCCGGTCTATGCCCTGTTCAAGAACGCTCAATGGTATCTGATGGCGAACTCGGACAAGAACCTGAACCGCGACTACAACGGCGGCGACGCTTCGATCCGCAGGCACACGCTGGAAACGGTTGATGGCGTTCAGATCATCAAGTCGAACATCTCGCCTTACGGCACCGATGATCGCGCGAACCTCACCATTCCGGCGCGCTATCGCATCGCCATGAACACCACGGTTGGCGCCGTCTGGACTCCCGACGCCGTTGCCACCGCAGACGTTCAAGAGATGTCCGTCCAAACCGACGAGCAGATCGCCAAGCAAGGCACCCTCATCCTTGCTCGCCAGATGAGCGGCACCGACACCTTCCGTTCTTCGAACGCCGTCGAAATCCGCACCGGCGCACCGGCCAGCACCTAAGCCGGTCCAAAACCAGATGGGTCGTCCTCTTCGGAGGGCGGCCCTTTTTTTCACCCTCGCTCGAAAGGAGACGCGCCATGACGCTGGCCGCGCCCATGACAGAGCTTGAGGCCGTCAACTCCATGCTGATCGCTATCGGCCAACTGCCGGTCAACGCGATCACCCCGCAGCTACAGGATCAGAACCTCGCGCTGGACGAACTCAGAAAGATCGTCCGCGAAGTCTGCCAATACGGTTTCAAGTTCAACACCGATGACGATTACGTCCTCACGCCCGACATCGACGGCTTCATCGCTGCACCTCTGGGTGCCCTGTCCATCGACCCGATGGACAAACGCCAAGACCTGACGACGCGAAAGCATCCGACGCTTACGGGTTTCTACCTATACGACCGAGCGAACCACAGCTTCGAGATCGGTCAGCCGGTCAAGGTCAGCATCAAGTGGAGCTTCACCTTCGAAGCCCTGCCGGAAGCGGCTCGCGCCTATGCCGTGGCCGCCGCTTCCCGCCGCTTCCAAGCCCACGTCATCGGTGATCCGGTCGCCGACCGCTTCAACCAAGAAGATCAGCAGCGCGCATGGCTGACGCTCCAGCGCGAAGAATCCGCCAACGCCGACTTCAACCTGTTCACCGCGAACGCTGAACTTCGCGGCAAGCTGAACCGTCGTGGACGGGGTTGGAGGTCGCATTGAGCCTTCTGACCCGCACCCTCCCCGCCCTCTTCGGCGGCGTCTCCCAGCAGCCCGCTCTCGTTCGCTCTCCTGACCAACTCGAAAGCCAGACCAACGGTTGGTCGTCCATCGCTGAAGGCCTGTCGAAGCGCGCGCCGACCGAGTTCATCAAGCGTCTCATGAGCGCATCGCCTTCGAACGCTCATGTCCACATCATCAACCGCGATGTTTCAGAACAGTTCGTGGCCATCGTCACCGAGGGTCGCATCCGCGTGTTCGACACCCTCTCCGGCGATGAGCGGACTGTCACCGCCCCCGGCGGATGGGCCTATCTCGATGGGATCGGCGACTACACCTCGGACATCTCCATGTTCACGGTGGCCGACTACACCTTCGTCGTGAACCGCACGGTCGTTTGCGCCATGGCGCCCATGGGCGCCGATACATCAGCCGACGAAAGCTATCAAATCTGGCTCTCGCGAAACATCGGACTGGACGGCAACGGCGTCGCCTACGGGCCGGGCTCGCCCTACCAGTATCCGCCCAACCCTTCCGGCGGCTATCTGACCGGCACGGTTCAGCGTTTCGACAAGCTCCCCGAGGCGGCTCCTGAAGGCGCGATCTATCGCGTCCAAGGCGACGAAAGCTCTGGCTTTGTCAGCTACTACGTTCGCCGCTCCGGCGGCGTCTGGGACGAAACCCTCAAGCCCGGCTTGGTCAACGCCATCGATGCGCGAACCATGCCCCATGCGTTGATCTCCAACGCTGACGGCAGCTTCACCTTCGCCCCCTTCTCATGGGCTCCCCGCGCCGTAGGCGACACGACCATCAACCCGAACCCCGGCTTCATCGGTCGCCCGATCCGCAAGGTGTTCTTCTACCAAAACCGCCTGTCGTTCCTCTACGACGAGAACTGCGCGCTCTCGGTCGTCGGCGACTTCGGCAACTTCTGGCGCATGACGCAACTCGACTATCTCGAAAGCGATGTCCTCGACATCGGCGCGACCTCGACCCGCGTGTCCAAGCTCTACGACGCAACCACCCACAACGACGGCATCCTCCTGACTTCGGATCAGACGCAGTTCACCCTCACCAATGGCGAACTCGGCGTGACGGCCGCGTCCTTGGCCATCCGGCCGACGACCAACTACACCGTCAACACGCGGGCCGGTCTCGCCCCGCTCGGCTCGGAAATCTACTTCGCTGTCGAGCGCAACGGTTGGGCGATGATCCGAGAATACACCCGCCTGTCGGGCTCGGACGCCACGACCGCAGCGGACGTGACCGCTCACTGTCCTCGCTACATTCCCGGCGGGGTCAGCGCGATCATTCCAGCCGATGATCTCTCGGCCCTGTTCGTCCTGACGGACGGCGCCCCCAACAAGGTCTTCGTCTATCAGTTCTACTGGACCAGTTCGGACGAGAAAGCGCAGTCGGCTTGGCACGAATGGGCGTTCCCGGCTGACACGAAGATCGTCAGCGGAGCCTACCTCAAGGGCTACCTCTACCTCGTCATCAACCGCAACGATGGCCTGTATCTGGAGCGCATCGATCTCCAGCCGGGGGCGCATCCGAAGGAGACGACCAACCAAGTCCATCTGGATCGCCGGGCCGCTGTCCAAGGCACCTACCATCCGGCCGAAGATCGGACTGAGTTTGTCCTGCCCTACGCGCCGAACCGCTCGACCTTCCAAATCGTGCGGGGCGACGGGTTCGTGAATCGTCGTGAGACGCTGATCGATCCTGAGACCTACCAATGGGTGGCCTCTACGGTCGTCTCGGTTCCGGGTGACGAGCGAGCCGCTAAGGTGGTGATCGGCGAAGGCTATGACTTCGCCTTCGAGTTCTCGACGCAATATGTCCGCACCCAGCGCGGCGAAGCCATCACCACGGGACGAACCCAGCTTCGGACCTTCACGGTGAACTTCACCGGCACGGCCTACTTCAAGACTGAGGTTTCACCCCACGGTTTCAATCCGACCGTTGAGGAAGTCCTGCCCGCCAAGCTGGCGGAATTCACCGGCAAGACCCTTGGTTCAGAGAGCCTGAAACTGAACGTCCCGGCCTATCGCACGGGCAGCTACCGCTTTCAGGTTTACGGGCAGAACACCTCGGCCCGCATCCGCATCAGCAATGACACCCACGTCTCTTCGACGTTCGTCAGTGCCGAATGGGAAGCGCAGTATCACAACCGTTCAAGAACAAGCTGACCGCCTTCGGGCGGTTAGTTTCGGCCTCTCCGGGCGCGAGCAGCGGCCTTGCTTTCTTCATTGAACATTTCTGAAAGAGTCGAAGCGATTGTGTCCGATGAAAATTCACCGTCGCAAGCAGCAAGAACTACACTGTTACCCAACGAATCTGGGGGAGGGACTTTAAAGCCTTCAGTCATTTCAGAGCTTCTGACTAGAGAGCCGTCGGCTCGATAATTGTAAAGATAGGCCATTCGCATAGTTCCAGAGGAACAAATAAACTCAGTCCGAACGACAGCGAAATCTATGTCAGGATCAGGGTCAGTATTAGTCCGGTCCGACCCATAAATAAAACCAACCCAAGCTGATGTCGAATAAGTGCCGGAGCGTAACGAAGAGGCGTCAATTAGAGTGATGGCATTATCGCTAGCTCCAACCACACGCCAATCTCCCGCGTGAGCGGCGCCAGCCACCAACGACATCGCCATCACGGCGCAAGCCATCAACTTCATTTTCGCCCCCGTTTCAGACGCCCTCTGATAACAGCGGCATCAAAATAAATCATGATTAAATTCCACAACCTCGCCGGAGTGTCGGCCGAGCAGGTCCACGCATGGCTGGAAGTCATCGCCGCCGATCTGCGCCCCGGCGACCGTGACGAAATGCGCGCCACCAGTCCGCTCCTGACCATCGGCGATCCCGATCCGGTCCTCGTCCTCATGGTGTCGATCATGCAATCCGAGGATGCGTGGATCATCACCGACGATGGCCAACCTTTCTGCGTCTTTGGCGCCGCGCCAGACTGCTCCGGTGACGGGATCGTCTGGATGATGGGGACGACCCACATGGACGACCCTCGCGCGAAGCTGGCGGTGGGCAAGGCCACCCGCCCTGTCGTCAATCTTTGGCTGACCATCTGGCCGCGCGTCTGGAACCACATCGACGCCCGCAACACCCAAAGCCTTCAGTGGCTCCTATGGGCCGGGTTCGAGATTGAAGATGTCGATCTCACCCACGGTCGGGAGCACCGACCATTCTACCTTTTCAGCAAAACGGAGGGACCACGACATCTGTGATCCAGTGACCATCATGACCACGATGGCCGTCGTTGGCGCGGCGACTTCGGTCATCAGCGACATCCAGTCGGCCAAGGTCCAGAACAAGGCCATCGGCGACCAACTCGCCCAGCAACAACAAGAAATCCACACGGCTGAGACCGCAGAACTCAACGAGCGTCAGAGGATCGCCCGCAAGGAGCAGGCCCGGATCAAGGTCGCCGCCGGGCAGTCAGGCCTAAATATAGGCGGAAGCATCGAAGCGATGCTGAACGACAGCCTCATGCAAAATTCTCTCGCCCACGAACGCATCAAACTCAACGCCGATAGCCAGCAGCGCAGTGCCGCCGCCGAGGCCAACAGCATGTATTCCCGCGTCCAATCGCCGACGCTTCTGGGTGCCGGGCTTCAAATCGGGACCGCCGGTGTCAGCGGATATTACGGCGGCAAATCCATGCAGCTTCAACAAGCTGCCGCATCGAAAGGACCGCAGTGATGGTCGATCTCTCCAGACAAAATCAGCGTCGCGGTTCGCAAGATCGCATCACCGAAAACCGCGATGCGGTCATGCCGACCCGCCGCGAAGACCGCGTTCAGGACGTTCAGGTCCGCGCCGATCTCCGCAACAGCTTTCGTGGCGATGGTCAGGGTGAAGCGATCAACAAATTCTTCCGCCAACTCGAAGGGGCGACCGACGCCTACTACAAGCACGATCTGGCCAATCGCCGGGTAAAGGCCGAAGCCGCCTATGCCGATGGCATGGCTGACGCATCGGCGGGCCGCGAAGTGGACGAAACGCAGAGAGGGGCCGTCGCCTATGAGCGCGCCTACTACAGCGTCACCGCCTCGTCTCGCCAGACCCGGTTCGAGACGGAAACGACCGAAGAACTCGACCGCATGATCCAAGGCGGGGCCACCGTCGAAGACATCGAAGCCTTCATGAACGAACGGGCCAAGGCGTTCATCGATGAGACAAGCGACCTGTTCGAACAGCCCGACGTGAAGCGTCAGGTTGGCGAGCGTCTGATGCGTTGGTCTCACGCCACCAACACGCGCGCCTCTTCCGTCCTCAAAACCAAGACCGACCGTGAATTGCTCGACCTGACCGTGGGCGAAGTTCAAGCCTCGCTGGGGCGGGGTGAACCCGTGGACGTTCTTGGCCTTGTCGGTAGCCTTCAAGAGGCAGGGCTGGACGGCGTTGTCGTTCAAGACGAGATCGTCAACGCGATTGGGGCCTATGCGCTTCGCACCGGCGATGTCAGCGTCCTTCACGCTCTGGACGATGTTCGCCGCCCTGAGGACGTGGCTCAGGAGATCGATGACGTTCGGGTCTCCGCCAACGCCGTGTCTCTCCCGACCGAAACGATTGACGGCGCCCCGCTTCCTTCAGTCGGCGAACCAACCCCGACCGCTCCGACCAAGGCTCCGACCTTCATCGCGCCGGTCCACATGGGCCGCATCACCAGTGAAATGGGGGCGCGCCGTGCGCCGATTGCCGGCGCCTCAACCAACCACGGCGGACTGGACATCGCCCTACCCGTCGGAACCCCCGTGGTCGCCCCGGCTGATGGCAAGGTCATCTTCGCCGGGCCGCGAGGCAAAGGCGGAAACACCGTCATCATTGAACACGCCGATGGCACCACGACCGGTTACGCCCACCTCTCGGACATCTACGTCAAGGAAGGTCAGAAGGTCGCGCAAGGCTTTGAGTTCGCCAAGACGGGCAACACCGGCAACAGCACCGGCCCTCACCTTCACCTGACCGCCCGTCGCGGCGGCAAGCGCATCGATCCTCGCTCGATCATCGGTCAACCGACCGGCGAAGCCCAGACCGAAGCCGCCAAGCCCCTAGAGCAGATTGCCGAGAGCGGTCCGCGTGTGCGCGCGCCGGGCGCATCTGTCCTAACCCCTGCCCAACAAATGAAGGTCATGAACTGGATTTCGCAGGTGGAAGGCGAAAGCGAACGCCGCAACGAAAGAGCCCGCCTTGAAGCCAAGGATGACCTGACGCTCGACCTGTGGGAACGCTCCACGCGTGGCGAGGATGTCAGCGAGATCATCCAGTCGAATGTCCGCTCGGGTGTCCTCGAACCCTCCGAGGGCATGACTATGACCAACGCCTTCAAGGCGATGCGAAACGATCAGCTTGAGGGCGAAGCCGACGACGATCTCGTGTTGCGATACGCCGCCCGCTTCGCCGTTGGCGAGCCGAACTATGGGGCGATCATGTCGTCACTCGACCGCGATTATACGGCTGGCCGTTTTGGCACCGGACGCGCGGCGACCCGCGCCTATCTTGAACTCAAGAATCGTGCGGCGACCGGCTCGCGGGCCGACCGCGCCATCCCGCCTGAAGAGCGTCGCGCCGCCACCGTGGCTCGCGGCTATGTGGGCGGCACCGTCAATGCGCTGGTTGGCGAAGGCCCTATGGCTACGCCAGCGAGCCGCCGAATGGGCGCAGAAGCCATGATCGATTGGGAGAAGCGTGTCGCCGGAGGCCAGAACCCCATGGCGGCAGCCGACGCCGTGATCGAAGAATGGACGCCACGGCTCAGACCACAGCGCGATCCGCGACCTCAAGGCACGGGCAACGCTCGGGCGCCGGGTCAGACCGGCACGGCGGCTCCCACTCGAACGGCAGCGGCGGCTCCTCAAACTTACAACTACGTCCCCGGTCGCGGCATGGTCGCCGCAGACTAACGAAAGGATTGAATGACAATCAGAGTGACTGGTCCCGATGGGTCCACCTTCAACTTTCCTGACGGCACCCCTCCGGCCGAAATGGAACGGGCGATGGCCCAACACTATGGGACCAGTCCCGAAGCCAACCGCAACCGTCTGTCCGCCACCACGGCCCTGACCTCGCCGACCAACAAGCGCGGCGCATGGCAACGACTGGCCGATGATGCTGGCGAGGCTTTCAACAACTCTTGGATGGTCGCTGGCTGGCGTCGTGGCCGCGAGGACGCAGCCGCGTTCGGACGGATGACGCCGGAACAGCAAGTTCAGCACATTCAGAAAAACGGCGGGCGGATCGAACTGAACCCCGCTCGCAGCCTCGGCGAAATCTCCGGCGGGTTCAGCGGTCTCGTTGACAGCGTAGCCGGAACCGACTGGCTCCAGAGCGACACTCAGCGGGTGAAAGCCAAGGAGATCGAACGCCGTCAGGAGTTCAGAACAATCTCCGAGGAAGACCCATGGCACCAAGCCGAGGGCGGCGTGATCGGCAAGACCGTTCATGGCGCGGCTGCACTCGTCGGCACCCTCTCTGCCGCCGCTATCGATCCGACCTCCTACATCACCGGCGGCTCGTCCGTGTGGGCGCGCGTTGGCACCCAAGGCATGATCGCCGGGGGCGTGGATGCGCTGGCCCAAACGTCCGATGTCCGCAACGTCCAAGACCGCTACAACTACGCTCAGACCGCCATGGCGGCCGGGGCTGGCGCGGTTTTCCAAGGCGGACTGGAAGCCGTCGGCGGCCTGTTCAAGGGACGCGGCGCCGTGCGCGCCCGTGTCGAAAACAACCTCAACGGCGAACGCATCAACCTCGACCAGACGTTTCGTGATGAACTGGACGTGGCCGACAAGATCAACGTCCCTGCCCTGATCATGGACGACTGGACATTCAGGCCGACCAAGCAAGGGCCGGTCTCCGAAGTCAGCCTTCCGGCGCGTGTCGAACAGCCCCGCATGAAGGGGCCTCGCATCGATGACGCCAAACCCGGCGAAGGTCCGAAGATAGACGGTCCCGATGCGGCTTCGTCCAAGGCGGAAGACCCGTGGAACGGCGTCGATTGGGGGCTCGTGGGATCACCTGAGAGAGCCAAGGCTGCGCTAGGTCATCTGGATCGTCTGCGTCAGTTCGTGAAACCCGAGCAGGTCGAAACCTTCGTGCGCTGGCTGGGCCGTGAAAGCGTCGATGTCGCCGATGACGCCAGCCACTGGAACAAAGACTTCTTCGATTTCGACAAGCTGGCCAACGACCCCGACAAATTCGAGGAACTGGCCAACGTCATGGCCGACATTTTCAAGCCGATGTATGACGCGGCGGGCGATGCGGTTCAGACGTGGAAGTCGGTTCGCGACCGCCAAGCGACCTTTGGGATCACGATCTCGGACGCCATCAAGGCGCACTCCGACATCACCGGCGAGAGCGGCGCAGCGGCCAAAATCCACGCGCTGGAAACCATCGCGATCCAGCAAACGGATCATCTGCTGTCGATCATCGCGGACGTTGAACCAAAGCTTCGCGCTGGCACTCACACGGCTGACGACATCTCGGCTATCGCCACACAGCTTCAGGCCGCGTCCATGTTCGACGCCATGGCGGGCGGGGCGAAATCCGAGATCGCCCGCGCCCTCAACATCATGAAAATGTCGAAGAAGCGCGCTCGCCTCGTCAACGACATCCAAGAGCAAATGGACATCCTGAGCGACGCTCTCGGCGGCGGCGCGGGGCACCAAGGCAAGATGGCCGATGTCCTCAAAAATCTCGCCGACGCTCACAAGAAAGGCGGCGTCCGTGGGCTCAAGGATTCGCTCCGCAAGGCGCGCGCCCTCGGCTGGCAGGACTACCTCTCCTACTACATGGTCAGCGGCTATCTCTCGACACCGGCCACAGCGATCCGCAACGCCATCGGTTCGGTCCTTCATGCGACCGTGACCATCGGCGAACGCTATGTCGCGGCGGGCGTCACCTCCCCTTTGCGCCGTGCGCTGGGCGGCAAGAACGCTTCGCTTGAATCTGTGACCTTCAGAGAGGCGAACGCCTACCTGTTCGGCATCCACCAGTCCTTCATGGACGCCAGCCGCGCTGGCTTCAAAGCCTTCACCACGGCCAACACGGTCACGGACTCGGCCAACTCGGTTGGCATCTGGAGACCAGAAACACCGTTCGCCTATAACGCTGAGCGCAAGGCGAAATGGAAGAATGACGGCTTGCTCCGCAGCATCCCAGACATGCTGGGCGTCGGCGTCTTCGGCACCCTTCGCACCCTTGGTCTTCGCCCCTCGCTGGCGATGGACGAGTTCACCAAGGTCATGACCCGCCGGATGCAACTCAACGCCCTGTCGGTTCGCGAGGCCAGTTATCGATCAGCCCGATTGAAGGGCGCAGAGGCCGAAAAGGTCTTCACCCGCACCCTCGACGCCATGCGTGAACGACCGACCGCCGAAGCCTTCGAACAAGCCAAGGCTGACTTCCGAGTTGCTGGCGAGGATTACGACGCCGCCAAGAGCTACGAGGGCGACGGCCTGTTGCAAGAGGCGGCGGACGTGTTCGCTTCGATCAATCTCCATGACATGATCGACGACTACGCGCGACTGATGACCTTCCAGAACAGCGGCCCGACCCTTCAGAAATTCGAAAAGGCCCTCGGCAGCGTCAAGCTGTTCAAGGCCCTCTACGTCCCATTTTTCCGAACGCCGGTGAACCTCGTTCGTGCGGGCATGTTCGACCGCAATCCGGTCCTCGCCGGGCTGCTGAAGGAGAACCGCGAAGGGTTCAAGAACTACTTCGCGGCGATGGATGGCCTCGACCATTCGCTGACGCGGGGCGGGGCCGAAGCCGATCTGGTCATGGCCAGAATGGTCACGGGCATTGGCTTCATGGCCACGGCCGGTCTGCTGTTCGTGAATGGCGACATCGTGGGCAAGCGATCTGCGGCTGAAGAGCAAGACGGGATCAAGAGCTACAGCATCCGCCTCGGCGGTCGTTGGTATCAGTTCAGCACCCTGTCGCCGCTGGCCGAACCCCTCGGGATGGTCGCGGACATGATGCAGATCTTCAAGGACTACGACCTCGACGAAGAGGGCATGACGGGCATCGCCGGTGGCATCCTGTCGGCGATCACCAACAACATCGTCAACAAGGCCGCGCTCCAAGGCATCGGCGAGTTCTGGGATTTGATCGATCCGGCCTACGCCTCGAACGATGCGAACAAGGGTGAACAGGCGACAAAGGCCTTCGCTAAGAAGGTGTCGGGTTCGCTCATTCCGGCCATCGTCAGAAACACCGCCTACGTCCAAGACCCGGTGATGCGTGAGGCTCAAAGCCTTCTGGATCACCTCAAGGCCAGCCTCCCCCTGCTGTCCGAAACGCTCCCTGAGCGTCGCGACTGGCTGGGTCTGCCGATCATCCGCACCGATAAAGACGGCGGACTGGTCGAAGGTCTAGTGGCGCCGCTGCGCGTCTCTGAACGCACGACCGATCTGGTTCGTCTGGAAGTGTCGGCTCTGGCCGATGCGGACCCCGAACTGAAGATCGCCTCGCGTCCCCAAGCCCGCTTCAACGGGCAGAAGATCAACGCGCGCGAACATGCCCGCGTCCTCGAAATCCACGGGCAGGAATGGCGCCACCCGGTCACGGGCCTCAACATGCACGAGGCCTTGGCCGAACTGATCATGTCGGCGGACTATGCCGATTGGCCAGACGCGCAACGCGCCGCCGAGATCAAAGGCATGGTCAGCGATTACGGTCGTTGGTCACGCGCCGCGATCAAACGAGGCGACTATCCAGAACTGGCCGAAATGCTCGACCGGACCGGCGCAGCCGAAGCGATTGAGCAAGGCGAGGCCAAGGGCTGGAACGACTGGCAGATCGAGAACAAGGCGAGAGGCTACGGCGTCACCGCCGAAGGCTTGGACGCCATGATGGGCGCACTGCCCCAATAAAATCATCAACGCAGATTGCGGGAGGATCTGCAACGGTCCTCCCGTTTTCGCATCGAAAGGATCAATGTCTCACCACACTCGGACCCAATACATCGTGGCCAATGGCCAGCGCGAGTTCGATCTTGCGGTCGGCTACCTCGACAAATCGCACATCAGCGTGCGCCTCAATGGCATTCCGGCGCCGGTCGAATGGGTCAGCGACAGTCGCATCCGTTTGATGCGCCAACCGGCAGACGGCTCGGTCGTCCTGATCCAACGCGTGACGCCCATCGCAAACCCGGCCGTCACCTTTCACAACGGCTCGAACCTCACGAAAGAGGAACTGAACCGGGCCGTTCTTCAGCTTCTCTACCAGATGCAGGAGCAAGACGATCTCTTGCGCGGCTCGCTCGATCAGGCCCGCGTCCGTCTGGGCGATCAGCTTGGGGTCGTGACTTCACCCGAGGCTATCGCTGACGAACTGCTCCGCGTCTCCGAACTTGGCGATGATCTTCTGAACCGCTTTCGTGATGCTCTGGCAAGCATCGACCTGAACGCTCAATCGATCCTCGATCAGACGTTCAAACTCAGCAACCAAGCGTTCCGGCTCGACAATCTGACGGCCGTCGTGGACGCCCTCGCCAACCTCGAAGACGGCTCCGGCCTTGCCACGATCATCCAGAACGAGGCTCAACAGCGCGTGGATGGCGACACGGCTCTGGCGAATACGTTGGCCCTAATCGGAGCCAAGTCCGCCGACGGAATGGCCTTCGTGCTCGACACCAACAAGGTCAGAACCGGACCGGGCGAGACCTTGGCTCAGAAATTCAACGCCATCTTCGCCGACAATCAGAACGCCTTGTCGCTGATCCAGTCCGAACAGAATGCGCGCGTCTCCGAGATAGACGCCATGACGCAAAGATTGGACACCCAAGGCAGCAAGATCGGATCAAACGAAGCGGCCATCGCCTTTGAGGCGACGACACGCGCAACGGCTATCGCGGCCGAAGCCGCAGCCCGCCAAGCTCTCTCGACCAAGCTGACGAATGATATCGCGGCAGCCGTCCTCACGGAGACCAACACACGGGTCGCGGCTGACAACGCCGAAGCTTCGGCGCGGCAGTCCTTGGCTTCCAAGGTCAGTGCGAACGAAGCCGCGATCCAGACCGAAGCGTCCACCCGCTCGACCGCCGACACGGCACTGGCGAACACGCTGGCCATCCTCGGCGCCAAGAACTCTAACGGGTCCGCCTTCATCCTCGACCTGAACAAGGTTCTGGTGGACGGCTCCATGAGCATCGGAACCCGGCTATCGGGCATCGACACCAAGGCGTCCAACGCGGCAGCGGCCGTCGTCACTGAACAGACGGCGCGCATCGCCGGTGACAACGCGCTCTCGCAGTCGCTTTCGACCATCACCAACACGGTCAACGGCCACACCGCTTCGATCACTTCTCTGTCGCAGGTGACGGACGGACTGAACGCGCGCTGGACGGTCTCGCTCAACTCCAACGGTCACATCATCGGACTGACCGCGAACAACAACGGCAGCTTCGGCAGCCTGTCTTTCGTCGCCGATGAAGTGGGGTTCGTCGCCCCCGGCGGCGGGACGCCGATCAAGATCATGTCCGTGGCCGCCAACAAGGTCCGCTTCAACTCGAACGTGGAAATCTACGGCGACCTGCTCGTGAGCGGCACGATCAACCACTCCAAGCTCACCAATAACACCGTCACCGGCGTCGAGGTCGGCTACAACGCCGGGACGATCAGTCTCAACCATTCGACTCCGACCCGCATCCACGGCGTCTGGCTCAATGTCGAGAAGGCCAACAGCCCTATTGATATCGACTTCAACGCGTGGGCGACCTTCACTCACAACGCTTCAGGCTCGTTCGTTGCGACCGTTCAGCTTGTGCGGTCGCGCGGCGACAGCGGCGGCACCGTCATCCAGACGTTCAACCTGAACGGCTCCGGCATGGCCAACGACACATGGCAGGGACCAATCCCGGTCAAGTTCCTCGACCGCCCCGGCGAGAGCGGCAACTGGCACTACTACGTCCAGATTTTCTTCAACGTCGGCAACATGAGCACCCAATCGGTGACGGCTCGCTACGGCAAGCTGACCGAGATGAAGAACAACACCTCCAACCTTGGGCCGGGCACCGGCTCTGGCGCGGGCGTTGGCTCCGGCGGGGGCGTTGGCTCCGGCGGGGGCGTTGGCTCCGGCGGGGGCACAGGCGGCGGTGGCGGCGGCGGGGAAATCGACCCCGGCGGACCGGGCGGCGGCGGTGGAGAGATTGAGCAGCCCATCATCAACTGAACTTAGTGAGCGGACTTATCGCTTTCGCCCAAACCATAAATAAAACAACACCTTCAACTGCCTTGGAGAACTATGTCGAACCCTTCCGCTGCTGAGCAAATCCAGCAGATCATCCAACAGCAATCGTCGCTCCTGACCCAAAAGGCCTTGCTCACTGAGCAACTGGAAATGACGAGCAAAAACCTCAACGAAGTGCGAGCCGTCCTTCACGGCATCGAACTCGGTCGCCAGTTCGCACAGCAAGAAGCTGAGCGGGCCAACGAAGCGGCTTCCACCCAAGGCGATTAAGCCATGAGCGGGTCAATCACTCCCGCTCTCGTCCAGCAAATCCAAGACTTGATGAACGTCTGGAACACGCACCAAGCGCAGCTTGGCACGTGGCTGGGCGGATCGATGAACGGCGGTCCCAATGCGGACGGTCGTTATCCGCTCGTGGACGCCCTCGGGCGTGAAACTCTCGTGCCGAGCCCGGCCGCGTTCAGCGACATGGTTCACGGCCCGGCCAACATCGCCGAACTGGCCAAAGCCGCCGCAGAACTGGCGCGCGATCAAGCCGAAGCTTCGGCCGTCCGCGCCGATCTTCAATCCGATCTGGCCGCAGCCGCGCGCGGCGCGGCCGTCGAAGCCCGAAACCTCGCGCAGGAGCACCGCAACCACGCGGGCACGAGCGAGGCCAACGCTCGCTATTGGGCCGAACAGGCGCAGTCGAAGGGCGAAGCCACAGCAGCGGATCGCGCCACTGTCGAACAGCTTGCGTCCGAGACCGCAGATAACGCCGCGCTGGCGGCTCTGGACGCTCAAGCAGCCGCAGCGTCCGCAGCCTTGGCCGCGACGTTCGACCCGAACCTCTTCGACAAGAAGTCCGACACGCTCGCGGCTTCGCGCCTCACCGGCATGATCGATCCGGCCCGTATCCCGGTTCTGGTCGGACAGACGCCGGTCGTTTCGACGGGCGGCATCGCCAACCTCACGGCCGGGCAACAATCGGGCGTGGTCGCCGGGACATTGGTCGCCACCACGGACGGTCGCCGTTGGGTCTATTCCGGCTCCGGCTCCAAGACCGCCGAGGCCAGCTACATCGAGCAAGGCGATGTGACCCCCGATTGGACGGTCATCGCCAACAAGCCTTCGTTCTTTCCAACCAACATCATCAACGTGACCGGGCTTCAAACTGCGCTGGACGGCAAGCTGTCGAGCGGCACCGCCATCACCGTCAAGCACGTCGCTTTTAACACGGGCCTACTCTACGCGGATGGCAACCACAGCGTGATCAAGACTGGTGTTGCTGGGTCTGAAAAATACTGGCGGTTCGACGCCAACGGCTGGTTCTACGCCCTGAGCGGGGGCATCCACTCAAGCACCACCGTCCAAGCGATGACAAACATCGTCGTCGGCGACGCTGCGGCGGGATCGCGGGCGAACCTCGAAAAGGGCTGGCTCGAACTCCGCAACGATAGCAACGGCTATGGCCCTTACATTGACTTAAGTGCGAACGCTTCGGCGGACTATCATGGACGGATCGCTTGGACCGGCGAGAACCGCCTTCATATCATCAGCACGACCGATGTTCACCTAACCGCCAGCGGGGGCTCCGTCAGAGCCTACAGCAGCAACGGCAAACAGGGCGGCGAAGTCCTAACGGAAAACGGTTTCGAACAGACGACCAACAAACGGATCGTCTTTAGCGGAACCAACACCGAGGATTTCCACTCGGCGTCCATTGACCACAAGCTGGAAGTAAGGTCACTGAACGGCGGCAGCGCGGCGTTGATGGCGTTCCACAGGCCCGGTGCCTACGCCACATTCTTCGGCCTCGGGGTGGATAACCAGTTTCGCTACGGCGGATGGTCCACTGGCCAAAAGTCCTACCGCTTCTGGACAGAACAGAACTTCACTCCGGCCAACTATCTTTCCGCCCTGACGAACGTGTGGAACAGCACCGTCGACGGCAAAGAACGCTTCTACTTCGCGCCTAACGGCCGAACCTTTATCCGGGGCCACCTTGGCATCGAGTTCAGGAACTCGGCCGATACAAACGTCGGCTCATTCGAAGAAGATGGGACATTCTGGGCAGGCAAGGGGAACTTCAATGGTGGCCTTTCGATCAACAACGTCTCGCCGACGATCTTTCTTCAAGATACAAATCACCGCTCAGCGTTCATCCATGTGAATGAGAACAGGTTCTACATTCTGCGTGGTTCGGGAGTTAATAGCGGCTCTTGGCAGACGACCGGCTCGGGCTGGCCCATGACGATCAACCTTGAAAACAACGATGTTGAGTTCAACGGTGAAATCAATCTGAGGGGCGGCAAGTGGTATCGCGTGGAAGGCAATACCGGCATCTACTTCGCTTCGTGGGATGGTGGCTGGCACATGACCGACACGACGTGGCTGCGGACCCTCAACGGTAAGTCCATCGTCACAGGCGGCACGGTTCAGATGGGGGCGTTCACTGTCACCTCGGATCGTCGCTTGAAGACCAACATTGTGCCGCTGGCGGGCGCAGCCGAGATCATCGACGCCACGAACGTCTATGAGTTCACGAAGGCGGGGCGGCGCCAATACGGCGTCATCGCCCAAGAGGCCCAAGAGGTCGCTCCGATCCTCGTCAGCGAAGGGGCCGACCTTCACCCGGAGGATGGCGACGCGATCCTCTCCGTCGATCTGACAGGCTATATCCCAGTCCTGATCGATGAGGTGAAGGCCCTACGTCAGCGTGTCGCCAGCTTGGAGGGCCGCGCATGACGATCCCAACAACCGGCAATATCACCTCTGCGATGGTTCAGACGGAATGGGGTTTCTCCCTCCCCTTCACGTCAGCCCAAGTCGCTTCGGCGGCTGGGCTGACGGCGCCTTGGACCTCGGACCAACTGCGCGGCAAATCCGCCCGATCCATAGATATAGTGATTGCGGATTTCAGGCAGATTGGTCGCAACAATTACTACGACCAGATCACCTTCGGCATCTACATCACCGGCGGCGGGACGCCCACGTCATACTCATGGAGCGGCGATGTCTGGGGCAGCAACAGCACTGTCGTGTTCAGCGGACCGGGTTATGACCCCATGGGCTACACCGCGCAGAATCAAGGCTTTGTCCAGTGCAGCGTCGTCATCGCCGGGCAAACTTATTACGCCAGCACGACTTTCACCTACACGTCTGGCGACGCCGTATAATCCAATCCTATCAACTATCGAAAGGTCACATGAACGAACCAAAAATCGAAGGTGACGTGAAGTTCATCCTCGGCGAAATCAAAGGCCAGCTTGCCTCGCTTATCGCCCTCGTCGGCTCTAAACATGCCGAATACGACAAGAAGTTCGAGACGCACGAAACGCGCCTCGCCGGTCTCGAACGATCCAAAGCATGGTTGCTCGGCGCAGCCGCAGCCATCGGCGCCATCGTCTCGGCCGTCACAAGCGTGGTGTTCAAATGAGCCGCGCTTCTGAAAAGGCGATGGATCAACTCCACGCCGCTGTCGCGCTGCTACTTTCGAACGAACTGGACCGCGCCTCTTTCCGCGCTGAAGCCAAGCCTGACGATCCGGCCGCCGCGATCTCACCGCAACTGTTGTCCCAAGCCATCAAGTTTCTGAAGGACAATGGCGTCAGCGCGCCGCTCGGATCAGACCGCACAGCCAATCTGGAATCCAAGCTCATGGACCTCGATCTCGATGACGAGATTCTGAGCAACATGACGCCGCAATAACTCAAGCCCCTCGCTTGCCGACCGCTCGCCTTCACCGGCGGGCGGTTGGGCGGGCGCACCCATGCCCTGAAACTCAAATCTAAATCACCGTCGCTGCGAGACGTGCTGCGACATTCCTTCATCGCCTTCGTCCGCTACGTCTGGAAGTTCGTTCTCGGCCTCCCCAAGCCGACCCGCATCCAAGAGGATATCGCCCGCTATTTGGAGACCGGGCCGAGCCGCCGCGCCATTGAGGCCTTGCGGGGCATCGGCAAGTCTTTCATCACCTGTTCCTATTCGGTCTGGCGTCTCTGGCTAGATCCTCAGAAGACGGTGCTGATCGTCTCGGCTGGCGAGAGCGGCGCCGCCGACAACGCCAACCTCATCAAATCGATCATCTTCCACCAAGCCGGTGACGGTCTCTGGGACGAACTGCGCCCTCGCCGCGATCAGCGATCCTCGACGCTGGCTTTCGATGTTGGTCCTGCCCTGTCGGACAAGCAGCCTTCGGTGAAGTGTCTCGGGATCACCGGGCAACTGGCGGGCAACCGCGCCGACATCATCATCGCTGACGACGTTGAGAACCAACGCAACTCTGCGACCGAAGATCAGCGCGACAAGCTGCGCCACGCGACCAGCGAGTTCGGCAAGATCATCAAGCCACTCGACACTTCCGAGGTCATCTATCTCGGCACACCCCAGACCGAAGAGTCGATCTACAACGACCTGCCGAAGCGCGGCTACGACGTTCGCATCTGGCCCGCCCGCTATCCGCTTCGGTCCAAGCTCGCCAACTATGGCGACAGCCTCGCGCCGATGCTGCGCGCTGATATCGAGAAATGTGGGACGCTCTGCGAGCCGACTGGCCTCTCACTGCTGGGCGGCGCCCCAACCGATCCCGACCGCTTCACCGACGCCAAGCTGCTCGAAAGCGAGATGGACGGCACCGCCGCCGAGTTCATGCTTCAGATGATGTTGGACACCAGTCTGTCTGACGCCGAACGCTTCCCGCTCAAGACCTCCGATCTGATCGTCATGAACGTGGACAAGCTGCGCGCGCCGGTCGCTGTCGCCTACGCCTCGTCAGACGACAAGCAGATCAAAGACCCCATGCTCCCCAACGTTGGTTTCACCGGCGACCGCTTCTACGGTCCATTCAACGTCAGTGAGCATTGGACCGAATACACCGGCGCGGTCATGCACATCGACCCGGCCGGAACCGGCGCGGACGAGACGGCCTACGTCGTCACCAAATTCCTCAACGGCAAGGTGTTCGTGACCAAGTGGGGCGGAATCGCCGGTGACGGCGGATCGCCGGAGACCCACGCCAAGCTGGCCGCTATCGCCGCCGAACAGGAAGTTCGCTCCGTCATCGTCGAAGACAACTTCTCAGATGGTATGTTTCGCCGTCTTCTGACGCCGGTCATCCTCGCCAAACACACCACTAAATGGAGGTGCGGTGTCGATGGCGTGAAGGTCCACGGCATGAAGGAGAAGCGGATCGTCGGCGCGCTGGAGCCCGTCATGAAGCAACACCGTCTGGTCATCGACCGCGAGGTTCTGAAACTGGACCTCGCCTCGCCCGACAGGGTGAAGTCGGGCATCTTCCAAATGACACACATGACCGCCCAACGCGGCGCCCTCAAGCACGATGACCGGATCGACGTGCTGGCCTTGGCCGTGGACTACTGGAAGCAGCACATGGCCGTGGACGCCGCGAATGCCGAGGCCGAGCATCGCAAGAAACTCGATAGAGAGTTCGAACGGAAGTTCTTCGCAGGAACATCCATAAGCCCTCTATTGAACAATGTCGGTCGGGTTCGCGGCGCAGGACGGCGGATGATTTAGTCGGCTGCCCATTCCTTTTCAACTTCGATGCGCGCTCGCTCCCATAGGCTCTTCGCCTCTTCATTGTCTTCCCACGGGAGACCTTGCTGCCCGATGCTCCAGTAGCGAGCCGCCGCGTTGATCTCGACCTTGTGCCAGCTACGGACCAGCACGAGGTCGCCTTCCTCGCGAGCTTCAACCGGGTTGATAAGGAGCTTGGCGTTGACGCTCTCGTGACCGTTGAAGATCACGCCGCGATAGACCGTATTGCCGTAGCTCGGATAGGTATTTCCCGAACCATCAGTGTAGGATGCCGCATACGTCGAGAGCCATTGGGGGATTTCCTCCCTCCGGTCTTCGATGCTGCTGCGCCCTTGGGCGTAAACGTCGATCATCCGCTTGGTCTTCATCCAATTACGCTTGCCCACAACTTCATTGAGCCTGTCGGTCAGAGCTTTCTCCGACTGAGCGTAAAAGCGGGCGTAATCGTAAATGGTCGTCAAGTGGTGTCTCCGTCATCGGCTTCGATGACCCATCACACCACACTTCGTCAGACCGTCAACCGTTTTTCAGAATGATTTCAAACGGTTAATCGCAGCTTAGGCCGGCGCCCTCAAACATGATCGCACGAGTTCCTGATCCGTCAACCAAAACGCCCCCTATACTCTTCGACCACATCAGCCATGCCGAACCCCGGCGTGATCATCTGGACGTTTGCGATCTCTTGGAAGTCCATGCTTTGAAGCTTCACCAAAGCTTCAGGGCTATTCGCTTTGAACATCATGTAATGAGAGCGATCCAATGGTCTGAAGCCCGCCGGAAACTGCTCCCGATAATTGACGTGTCCTTGGCAACGAACGGCGAAGTCAAAGTCCCAAGCAAACGCTTTCTCCATGTCGCCAACGCGGTTCCATCTTCTCATCTGAAAGTCGGGATGCGACCGTGCTGGAGCAGCCTTGAGGCGTAAGTCCGTGTGGCGATGCTCTTCCGGCCGGATCGACCAGACCTGAAAGACGCACCGGATTCTATAAGGCTGACCAGACGGTAGGTGGAAAGCGTCTTCAGGAACGTGCCAGTTCGCGATCAATCGGGCGTCTGGCCTGATCCGTTTCTGGACCGACCATTTGCGGAACGTCACCGGAATCACGAACGCCACGACCCCGCCGACGCGGAGGTATTCGTTCACGAACTGGACGGCCAACTGCGAACGGTCGCCAAAGGGTGGATTGCCGAGGACCAATATGTTTCGACTTTCGCCCACTTCTTCGTGGACGATGCGGAGAAAGTCTGGATCGAGCCCGCCGCGATCCTCTGTCGCGAACCCAAGCTGATCAGGCTGGAGCGTCCGTCCCACCGGATCGTCTGGCGAAAGGTCGAAGGACACAAGGTCGTCATGGTTCTCAAGAAAGGCGCCGCCGCCCGCGCTCGGCTCCATCACATATTTCGGCCGGTCTGCGCCAAGCAGCGCGTAGGTGTGGTGCTTGAGCGCGATGGCGACGGCAGGGTCCGTATAGAACTTATCGAGGGTCATGGGCGCCCGATACGCGCCACCCTCTTAAAGTTTGGCTGACGGTAGGTGCGCGCTTGGGTCAGAACCTTTCGGATCATGCTGTTATTTATCCAGCAGCAATCTGGGTTATAGTGGGCGTGAACCTTGGGAGGGGCTCTTGCTTAAGACCTCATTTTGGATCGCCCTGTGCGTTTGGATAGGCGGCGGCTTGGTCGGCCTATTGGTCGGTTCCGCCATCATACGCGACATATCGATCAACATCGGCGGATCGATAGCCTGTCTCTTGGGCCTGATCCTCGTTGGACGTTGGGCTTGGCGAAAGATCACTGGCGAAGGCCCTTACCGTGGCCGCAAGCTCGGACGCGGCCTCACCATCGTTTCCATGAATGCGGTGCCAGCCAACGCCGTGGACACCATCGAGAAGGCCCTTCAAAAGGACGCTTTTCAGCCGAAGGGCCGAACCTCTGACGGTGCGGAAGTGATCATGGTCCGCACACCCGGCGACGACTGGCTGGCCGTGGTGGAAGTCGGCGACGACCTGATCGTTCGATCTGCCTACCGCGTGGAAAGTGATCGCGCGGTGGACGAGCAGGTCGCCGCACTGGTCAACTGAAGGCGTCAAACCTTCCCGCGCATCTTTCGATAAACCTCGTGGAGATCGTTGGTCAGCCACGGCTCGTCCGTGGTCATAGGCCAGACGAACGCTCCTGAACTGTGATGACTGGTGAAGAACCGTTCGTCGCCGCATCGCGGGCATGGAGGACGGCGGTTCCACAGTGAGAACAGTGGGCCGTAGCGTTGGGCAAGTTTGAAGAGATCGACCGCCTCAGTCGTCTTACAGCGTGAGCAGACGATCCACGCCTCGCAGCCATCAGGCGTATGCGCCAACATGCGACCGAGGTTCATGCTCCATGTCTGGATGATCGGTCGATAAGGGCCTCTACGGTTCGCACTCATGCGGGAGGAATGTTCCGCATTTGTTCACGGGTCAAGGCAGGTTGGCGGGACCGTCCACAGGCGGTAAAGATGAACCTTGTTAGGGGGATCATATGCGCACCGCACTCGTAGCACTCTTAGGAGCGACTTTCGCGACGGCGGCTCCCGCCCAGCAAACTTCTCAGTTCGACCTAACGTGTAAAACTGAATCCTCCATCACTTCGCAAAACGGCGAAGACATTAGGAACAAGCGGACTGTCAAAATGAGCATCGATACCGATGCTATGAAGTGGTGCACCCACCCTTGCAGCCGCACTGACAGAATCGCCGAAGCTACTTCTTCCAAGCTGACTTTGTGGGCCGCTTCTCAGCAGGCGGGCTACGCCAGAAGCTTCAGCATCGACCGTGTGAGCGGCTCTTACCTTCTTCTGTCGATCACACCGGAAAGCACCTTGTCGGCCATCGGCGAATGCGTCGCTGCGCCTTTCACAGGGCTCGAACCACGCGCGAGATTTTAGGTTAAGAAACTACCGGCGACGAAGTGTTCAGCATGAAGCATCACTACATCCCCGCGAGCTATTTGAAACGCTGGGCGGGTTCTGATGGGAAGCTTTGCCAGTTTTCTCGACCCCACCGAAAAGTCCAACCGCTACGCGTCGCTCCTGATGGCACAGGCTATATTAAAGACCTTTACGCCTTACATGGCCATGACGATCTAAAAATCCGATACCTTGTGGAAACGAAGTTTTTTCAGAAGGTCGATCAAGTCGGGAGTGAAGCGATTTCCTTCATGCTCGATACACCCGGCACCAGCATGCCTGAAAAAATGCGCTATGGATGGTGCGTGTTTCTTCTATCCTTACTACAGAGAGCACCTGCTAAGATAACGTTCTTCAATGATTATGCAGCGAGCGTGTTCGAAGAAGACGCCCAATATGATGTTCCCTATGGATTGTCTCCATTCGGTGCCGACATCCTAATGCGCGGAACTATTAGCGAACGACTCATAAGCTTTATCATGCGTATGCAATGGACACTCCATACGCTTGAGGGCTCACAGCACAGCCTCCTCACCTGCGATAGCCCCTTGGTAACTACAGACGGCCTCTTACAAGAGAACGCGCACATATTCCTCCCTGTAAGCCCTCGACATTATTTCCTTGCTGTTTCGACAGAAAGGACAAGACAGGAAATAAACAGTTCAATCAGCGGGCGCGAAGGCCTGACATTTGCAAATAGCACGATTGTCCAAGAGGCATTTCGCTATGTCTATGGGGAAGACGACAAGCAGTTGCGTTTTGTCGAGAACCGCATGGCGCCCAAAGATCGCCCGTTTCCTTCGAGAGTTCCAACTAAACGCCCGGAATACCCCTCCTCGCGCCGCCCACAGTTCGAAGTTCAAGAACAGCTTCGCCGTCGCGCTCGAACTCCTTTTGAGAGAGCCTATCCGGGACTTACGCGAAGGCATTGAGACAGTCAGCTAACCCGGATCGATTTTGGGTCGCGTATCCGAAGTGGGGAATATACGTGGTCCCGTGGCCGCATACCCCCGTGGGGAGGCCGCTGGCTGGCCTCGACTGTCTGGCGCCCGCTCATGCTGGCCGCTCGATGCGATGGCTTGGAGCCTCCGAAAGCGATTCCGGCACGATGCTTGGCACGATCCGCGCCACCGTCTCGCTAACCCTTTGAGATTATTGGCCCTCGATACCGTAAGGCATGGGACCGAACGCCACGACGCATCGTCAAACCATGCTCAAGCAAGGCGCGGGACGATCTCGCGCGCGTGTATATATACAACCTTTGGTTGAGGACCTTGGTTTTCGGGATTAATCCTGCCTTTTTTCGCTCACGACATTTTTTGCGTTGACAGCATGTATTTCGTGATTCATGTTTGGGGTATCGAATGCTTCAACACAAAGGATGCTAACGTGACAATCATCATTCGTTCGGAGTTCAGCCGCCTGATCGACATCACGAACGGCGAGCATGACCTGACCGTTTGGGTTCGCCCGGACTTCGACATCGATGGCCAGTTCGACGCCATCTGTGACGACACCGGCGAACGCCTGACCATCAACGGTTGGTTTTTCGAGATCGTGGAATGATCGCCGCCCTGTTTGTCACGGTAGGGCTTCCTGCCCTCGCCGTCGGCCTCCTGATCCTCACTGATCCGTGCAAGTAAAACACGCGTCAACGCAAAGGGTGACACAATGACCAAAGCCATCAAAAAAGACATTTACGAGACCGTCACTGACTCGATCATCGCCATGCTTGAGGCAGGTGTGAAGCCATGGGCGCCCCAATGGACTTCGGAAGGTTGCGGGGTTCCGGCGGTCCCTACCCGCGCCAATGGCGAAGCCTATCGCGGGATCAACACGATGCTGTTGTGGGGCGCGGCTGAAATGAAAGGCTATCGCGCGCAAACGTGGATGACCTTCAATCAAGCGAAGGCTTTAGGCGGATGCGTCAGGAAGGGCGAGAAAGCGACGCCGGTCGTCTATTGGGGGACGTTCAAGGCTCAAGCCGATGACGGCGAAGATGGCGACGAAGGCAAGGCCCGGATGTTCGCCAAAGGCTATAGCGTGTTCAACGTCGAACAGATCGACGGCTTGCCCGAAAGCTTTTTCGAGAATGTCGCGGTCGTGCCTCAAGGCGAGCGCATCGCGAAAGCCGATCAATGGGCCGTCGCCATCGGCGCCGACATTTGCCACGGCGGTAACAAGGCCTTTTTCTCGCCGTCTGGCGACTTCGTGCAAATGCCGCCGCTTGGCGCATTCTTTGAACCGGAAGCCTATTACGCGACACTCGCGCACGAACTGACGCATTGGACCGGCCATAAGGCCCGGCTGGCGCGTGAGTTCGGAAAGCGGTTCGGAACCCGCGCCTATGCCTTCGAAGAATTGGTGGCTGAAATGGGCGCGGCCTATGCGATGGCCCGGCTTGGGATAGCGGCCGAACCGCGCGAGGATCATGCGGCCTATCTCGCTGATTGGCTCAAGGTTCTGAAGAGCGACAAGCGCGCGATCTTCACGGCTGCGAGCAAGGCTCAAGCCGCCTGTGACCTTCTTTTTGATCTCGCCGAGAAGGGCGAAAAGAAGCCCGTAGAGCGGCCTTCCGTTCCGGCTGGCGTCATCTGCCTCCCTTACCTGCCGCTGCCCGTCAGCGAGCCGGAAAACGGCCTTGCTGACGATGATGGAGATGACGATCCGACGCCGCCGGTTGCGCCCTGCCCTTCGCCTATATCGGGTGGCGTTGCGGCCGGTTTCCTCGCCCGTCTCTCAACATTCAAGGGAGGGCGCATCCGCGCCCATTCCTCGACCGTCAGGAAGGCCGTTTTCAAGCCGCTGGAGCGTCAAGAGACGGTCCCGGCAACGGTCGAGCCCGAACCCGCTCCAGCGGCTCCTGCGGCTCCTGTGAGGCCTTTCCATCCACGACGTGAGCCAAGCCTCGCCGAGTTCCTTTCGATCAAGGGAATCTGTGACGATGGCGGCGAACTATCCGCCCGCGATCTCGACCGTTGGCATAGAGAGGCGCCGTTCAGAAGGAAGCTTGTTCGCCCGTATGGCGTCTCGCTGGAGCGCGCCGCGTTCATGGCTTTTGAAGCTGGCTATTTCCCTGATGTCGCGGTCCCGGCTTGGGATTCGTCAGACAACATGCATCCCGTTTCGGAGGCGATGCTGTTGAACGCGCTGGAGCGTGAGTTGCGCGCTGACTACGCCCACGTTTGGGGCGAGCATGACGAGGCCTTCTTCGCCTGATGACGCGGAAACGCCTTGCGGAGATAAATACATTCGGCTCCCGCTTTCACAGCTTGTTCGCTGGAGCTATCTCCGAAAATAAGTGACATGAAAAGGAACCCGCCGAGTTAACCGCTCCGGCGGGTTCTTTGTGTCTGATGTGTCGAAGTATCGACTTCACGGGTAAAGTCGCGGCGTTGCCGCTCCCGTGACGTGAGTTGTCATGGAGCAGAAAAAAACCCCCACGAAACGGGTCGTCCTATTAATACCTTAATACGGCGTCCCGTTTCATGGGGGAAAAATATCGACCAAATAACGCAATTCGCACCCGATCCACTCACACGTCAAAAGAAATGGCACGCGAATTGGCTTCGATATATAAATAGACATGTGGCGGGCACGTCGGGAGTAGCTACCCGGCGAAGTCAGTCAGGTCGCAAGCCCGCCACACATAACCCATGACCTGACCCCGACCTAACAAATGACTGACCTATACTCGGACCTCTGGTCCTCCTATTACGCACCTAAGCTTTCTGCCCGTGAACTTCGCCAGTTCACCGATGCGTCTGCCAAGCCGCTGCGCGGCTTCCTCGATACGATCATCAAACCGGCGGCTTACCGGCCTGACCTCGGCACCTACATGTCCGTCAGCTACACCAAGAACCTTGAGGGCCGCGATCACAGCATCATCCGCGACCTTCCTGATGATCATTGGCATCTTCAATGCCTCTTCACCAACGTCCTGAACATCGCGACGGTGAACGATGAAAACTACAATCACCCGATGTTCCGCACGGCTCTCGGGCCGCACTATATTTTCACGATTGAGTTCGATTCCGAACTACCGTTCTTCCGTCAGCAGTTGGGCTGGCTTCGCTCTTCAAAACATCCGCTCGACAGTCCCATTGGACAGTTCGTCGCCCACCTGCGCGCGACCTATGCGGATTTTGTCGGCCTGAACGTCACCTACAGCGGCAACAAGAGCCTTCACTATCACTTCGCTTTCTCGACCCACATCATCGCCCAGCGGGCTCCTGAACGGCCTTCGTTGCGCTACGGTCTCCAAAAGGCTTGGGACGCTTTGAACCAAGAGTTCACAGGCTTCGCCGCTCTCGCCATCCCAGCGTCTGAAAAGCCTGACACGACCCTTCGCCAGCCGGAATGGTATCGTCGCCTTCCGCACGGAACCCGCCTGATCGACAAGGCCCATGCGTTCGATGTTCCGTCCGGTCATCCGGTCCCACAGGTCGTCCTATGGGAATACCTTCGCACCACGGCGGGTCGCGGCGCGACGCAGAGCATCTTCAACCCGGCGGATTTCACGCGCGTTGATCTGCCGACCCGCAAGGGCAAGGCGGCTCCCCTCACCTTCCTCGTCGGATCGCCTGAAGCTGACTATTGCGCCGACCGTCTGCGCGAGCATTACCCGGACTATCCCTCGTTCGCGGGCTTTGTCGTCGAGCGCGGCGAGCTACGCGCACAGTTTTTCAATGGGCCGGGAGACAAGCGGCCTTCGTCTTACATGGCCGAAGGGTTCGCCTCGATCATGATCCAAGGTTCGTTCCTTGGCCCAAAGCCTCGGCGTCTGCCGAAGCCTCTGGGGGAAATGGTGGCGATCTGGAGCAAGGAATATCAGCAGCGACACCTTGCGCCGGGCGGGCGCCAGCGGACCGATCTTGAGCAACAGTTCGCCGAGGCTGCGACCGACCGTGACGCCGCCATTGCGGCGATGGGGACGGTTCTGGACAGCCTCATGATGGATGATCGCCCATGCCATTTTCTGTCTGCGCCCGAGGGCATTTCGAAGTCGCGAACCCTGATCTCGAACACGCCCAGCTATCTCAAGCGGTTTGAGAACGCGGGTGAAACCGGGCTGATGATGTTCGCCTTCTCGACCTACAAGCTGGCCAAGGAAAAGGCGGACGAGTTCAACGCGGCGCACCCTCACGCGCGTTTCGGCAAGCGGTTTAAAGCCGTGGTTCTGAAGAGTTGGAGCCGGAACTACGCGGAGGCTTGCGCTGCGCTTGGTGTTGCGGAGATCACCTTGGAGCGGGCCATGGAGCTTGGCTCGACCTCGATCCTTCAAGCCGTGCGGGACCATCAGCCAGAGGTTATGGAAAAGGTCGCGGCGTCGTTTCGCGCCTTGCGCCGGTCCTATGCCGGGGCCGTGCCAATCCTGTTTACGGTTCATGACGTCGCGCATGAATGGGTCAAGGACAGCGCGTCACGCCTGATGTTGTCGCCCGCTTTCTGGGACGCAACGCTCGACCCAAAAGCCCAACGTCAGCGGGCGCGCGAAGACACTGCTCTGGCGGTGCTGATCCACGACGAAGTTTCCAAGGACAATCTCGTCAGGATCGATACGGCCGAGGCCTGTCAGTGGGTCGAAGACCTCGCGGTCATGCCGCACCCTGAAGGCGGGCGTAAGAAGCTTTGGCCCAAAGGGGCGCCGATGACGCGGCTGTTGGACGGCTACACCTCGTTCGCCAAACTGAACCCGGCGCCCGAAGGCGTGACGTTTGAAGAGGCGGTTGCGATCCGCGAAGTTCCGGCGAACGGTTGGGATCGGGTAACGAGCAAGGACAGCGGGGAATACGGAACCTACGTCGCCTCGAACAATCCCGACTGGCGCGACATCTATGGCGAAACCGCCGGGCGAGACTGGCGCATCCACGTCAAGGCGTGGCCGACGACATCAGCCGCCAAGGTTCTGATCCTGACGACCGAGGCCGTGCCGACAGCGATCATCCGCAAGATCGGCAAGCCGTGGACGGTGACGGAGTTGGATACCCCGAAGATCGCGCGGGACGTGACCGAAGTGCGGCCCAGCCGTGAAGTGATTTCGCGCAACCTTCATGCCCTCGTGCGGGAGGTTCGTCAGGATCATTTGAAGGAGACGGGCAGACAGCTTTGGGGGATCGGCAACAAGATGTCCGACCTCGTTCAAACCGAGACGCACCATACGGCCAAGGGCTCGAACGGCTACATCAGCGAAGACATCGTTCAGACCATGGCCTTGCTGCCGCCGGAGGAATACGCGCGGCTTGAGGCCCTGAACGCATGGTGCGGGCGTGATGATTTGATCCGCCTTCATCACCTCGACCAGTTCAACCAGACCGCCGGAAGAAACCTTGGCTTCCGGGCTCCGAGATCAGGTCCGAAGCCCGCGCATATCGTCCTGATCAACAAGCGTCTGTTCGAGGCTCTAACGCCGCTCCTGAAGTTCGCTCGCTACGAAATGCGGGAGCGGATCAGCCAGCGTGTCCAGAAGGCGGGCAAGACAGGCGCGAAAGCGGCCGTCGCGGTTCGCCCGGCCATGACAGGAAAAGAAAGATTGGCGGCTTTGAGACAGGCATTGGCCGCTTAAGACAGGCAATTTGAGCCTCCGAGATAAATAGAAGTGTCACCTATTTCTATCTCGGAGGCCCAACATGGACCAACAATCATCATTCGATATGGACGCGATGCTCGCGGACATCTTCGAAGAAGCTCTGTCACCTAACAATCTACGCGAATCAAATCGCGAAGACGATATTAAAGGTGACGCATAATGATCGACCACAATGAAATCAGACGCGCGCATGAAGACTATGCTCGCGCCCTTGATGCAATCCACAGTCCTGCACCGGGCCATATTCTGACCTATCGCGGTCAGCCGGTCACGTCTCTACAGGCGTTTGATCTCGCTCGCTCCGACTTCGAACGTCGTGTTGCGACAGCCAGTCGCAGACATCAGCGTGATCGCGACGAACGGGCCTCCGGCTTGTTCCGCCAACTCTGGTCGATGATCCGAGGGCGCGCATGATCTTATATTACCAGAAGCAGCGTCGCCCGATCCTCGTCCTCGACAGCAACTCCCGGTCGTTGGCGTGGCGAGCCGCCGACTTGGCCGAGTTCCTCGCGGACCAAACTTTTCACGACAACCTCGTGGACTTCATAGCCAGTCGCCTTGCCGGTGAAAGCCGGTCAAAATGTTTTGGGGAGGTGACGCATGAAGCCCACCTACACCCCCGCGGAACTGACGCCGCGAGGCCTCAATCATGATCGATAAGACGCGCGGCGAAATCAGCCTCGCACGGACTCGGCTCCACGAATGAAAAGCCATTTGGCCAAGATGGAACAGGACTGCGATAATGACGCCCATTTCCCCATCATGGCAGCGCGACATAGTTTTTATTCAGATTACCGGCTCTTCCGCTCCAAGGATGTCACCAAGCAACTCGGTTAATTCCGCATCCGCAGCGTCAGCCTCTTCCTTGGATTTTCTCGCCGTTTCGATGACTGTGTTCTGAAAGCTTGCACTCTTAGCAATCTTATCAGTGCCACCAGCCTCATTAAAAAGTTCGATGACAGCAAAGATAGCGGCGTCAAACTCTTCTGAGCTTGGCATATATGCCTTCCACATGTGGGCAGCTTGACTGCTCGCTTTAAATTGGGCGGCACTCAGGTAAGCCAAAATGTGAAAAATAACGTCATTCTTAAAGCTCGCACTGGCCGTCGGGTCATGAGCCACAAGCCTCGCTGCAATCTGTCTTTTGGCTAAAATGATATTCAGAAAAGTATCGAGTGGGTATTTGTCTGAGAACAGGCTGACGTAATCATCGTCTGATTTCAGCAGAGTCGTTGGACGCCCCCGAGCGTCGGCTGGTCGAAACAGTATAGCAGCCATCAACGCTTGGGCCATCTCGGAAAGCGTGACGATCTCAGTAACCTTCTTGCCTGCAATCCGATATTGGTTCTTGCGCCGTTCGTAATAGAGACCTTTGCCTTTCAGGTGGTCTTCAATGTTGCGATGCACATGATCCATGCCCCGCAGATAAGCTTTCGGAATGTGTGTCTGGCTATTTGTTGCTCGTATCACCTCGTCGCGGGCTTTCTCGCTCGATGGCTGGATGATCTTCACGAGCAAAAGTTGCTTTCGACGGATATCCTTGACAGATGATTCTACAGAAGCATCGGTCATGAAACCGTAAATCACATTCGACGTTTGTAGACCGTTCACGATCAATGGATCAGTGAGTGTTAGCACCTCCCCTTTTTGATCAATGTCACTGGCAACGATGGTGATGCCGTTATTGAACCACCAAAAATCGCCTTCATCGAGGTCGTGCAAAGTCTTCTTAATTGCCTCATTTACCTCGGATTTACCGAGAAAATCGCGAACATTCGCGTCAAAAAAGCTTCGGGTTAGGCCACCGTGATCGTCTGTCAGGAAATCTACGAAGGCACCTATCGTGGTCAAGCATGCAAACGAGTCTGCACTACTCGAAGATACGACCTTATGATTTTCCAGCCGTTTCTTGCGAGTCCTCGGTAGTCGGGAGAGAGCGATAAGCTCTTCGGCTCCTACGAATTCGAAACCTACGTCTTTCGTGCCAGCAGCGTTGCCAATCTGATCCTTCAGCGTCTCGGCCGTTTTTTGCACCGTCTCGTGAATGGCGGACGTCGATGCCTTCGTGACGTAAAAAATGGTCGCGGTTACGCGAAGAGACCGCCCAGATGTCTCAAAAAGCACACGCCGCGCGACCGCAAAAAGGTCCTGAAGCTTATGGCTGTAGCCACTTATATAACCGTCATAAGTCTTCGAAAGATCGAGTAAATCAGAAATTGTGGCGCGAATTATTTTGAGCGGATTCTCTTCGAATCCTTTCGTGTTCTTGGACTGTATGAGAATGATATCAACATCGAGGGGTCCCTTATCGGGGATTTCTTCGCCCTCTTCGCCCACGAGGCTCGCGCCATTGACGATCACATACATCGCGTCGATCTGACCGTCCAAACTGCCGTCAGTCAAACCTGCGTCGATCTCGTCCTTGCTCAGGTCATATCGAAGCAAAACCTGTTCATGAGCCACGCTCATAAATGCCTCATCGAGGCTCGTTATGCCGAGGTCGTCCGCTCGTGTTCGGATGAGCCCGTCTGCCAGAGCTTGATACGTATCGTTTGCCATAGCAGCGATCTGCCGTGATTTCGGAATTAAGGCAACCAGCCGGTCCTGCCAGATTTTCAAATCGCTACGGATCGTGCGGACTGTAGCGACGAGATCGGGCACGACCCGGTGAACCGTCGGCGCGACCAAGAGTCGGTCGTTGGATTGATCGTTAAATCAAAGAGCAACGGCCAGCTTCAACAAAATGCTCCGTCTGACAGAGCATCGTGTCTTCATCTGCTAAGGCCGACTGCGCGAGAGCAATGCCCGCCACGACCGCGATAATGCTATTCATCAAGCTTCCCCTTTCCTCCGCAGATCGCTCGCTGACGGTTGAACTTGTCCCATATCGCAGCGGCGCCAGTTTGGACCATGGCGCAGTTGATCTCCACGCCACGCTCATTGTCGCAGATGGCGGTGACGCGGTTGTAGCTTGCGCCGATCCTGACGCAGTTGATCCGCCGCCCTGCCAACCGTTCCAGAGCCGCCTTGCTCTCAGAATGTGAAGCAGTCGGGCATGGATGGCCCGGCGAACAGGAGTTGTCCGTCTCGCGAGCAGCGATGGCATGGATGCGAACCCGCGTCCCATCGGTGCAACGCAGCGTGTCGCCATCGTTCACGTAAGCGACCTCACAAGCGAAGTCATAGGCTGGCGCCGTCGCCGCTTGGGCGATCTGAACCTCCGCGCCACGCGTCCACAACATGGTCCCGCTGAACGCCGCGACAGCTACAGCGGCGACCGCGCCGAAGAATCGCGCTTCGGATCGCAGGAGGCGAGGCTTAGGCCCACGACCTCGCCCGTTCATTGCGGTCTCAACTCCCGCACCATGCGCTCAATGTCAGCGTTTGCCGCATCGCGATACTCTTTGTTGGCCAGTTCCAACTCCGTCGCAGCCGCAATGTAGGCTTCGCGCGCGCAAGTGGTCAGTTGACGAAGAGGACAAGAATAAACGGCACTGTTCAGATACCCTTCGGGATACCCAAACTGTGATCCGGCCTGAACGGCAGTCAGGACAATCGCGTAGGTCGTCGAAGACCCGACAGTTATACGGCTTGAGTCCATGCTCGTGATGAACACTCTGTAGGAGGGGTCTTCGCTCGTGGAGCGGAATGAAGCAGAAGCGCGAAACTGATCTCGCAGCAGAAATGCCAACTGCTCACCCCCGCTGTCATCGCCGAAATGGATTACCTCCACGGGGATTTTTCCGGGCGGTTCCCCGATCACCTGCGCGCTGGCCAAGACAGCAACCGCTAACGCCTGAGCGAACAT